CTTATAAGAGATATGAATTTACTATTGATACTGCTATTCCTGCTACAAATCAAACATATATGGATATGAAACTAACTTCTGATGGTGGAAGTTCGTATCATGGCAATAGTTCTTATAATTTAGTAAGTTGGAGATGGTATTCTAATGGAAGCTCAACAAGTACACAAGTTCAATATTTTAATGATTTTGCAGGTAATGCAGACCAACAAATAAGTAGTAGTGCAGCATCAGGTGGTCTTCATGCGTTTGTTACTGTTTCTAATATAGGTGCAGCATCAAGAACTACTTTTAAATCAACATATTATGCTTTCGGAGCTAATAGTTATTATATACAGACAGAAACTGTGGGTGCAAGAGAGGATAGCAGTATTACTGTAGATGGCGTTAAGTTTAACTTTAGAAGTGGTAATATTACAAGTGGCACATTTAAATTGTTTGGAGTTAAATGATGGCTAATAGAATGAAAAATGTTAATGGTATTGAAGTTGAACTTACTGACGCAGAAGAAGCTGAAAGAGATGCAGAAGAAAAGGCATGGGCAGATGGAGCATTGGATAGAGAGCTTAATTGGTTAAGACAAATAAGAAATGATATGTTAGTTGAAACAGATTATATGGGTAACTCAGATGTAACAATGAGTGATGCTTGGAAAACTTATAGACAAGAATTAAGAGATATTACAAAAGGCTTGGATTCTGTAGAAAAAGTGCAAGAAAAAATGAAGTTTGATACAAAAACTAAAACTCATGTAAATTTTCCTAAAAAGCCGAGTTAAGGAGATAATTTATGCCGTACATAGGAGTCAGCCCACAATTTGGAGTTAGAAGAAAGCACACTTACACTGCCACTGCTGGGCAAACAAGTTTTAGTGGTGCAGGATCAGAGGGTGCAACATTAAGTTACACAGATAGTAACTTTGTTGATGTATATCAAAATGGTGTAAAGTTAGGTGATGCAGACTATACATCTACAAGTGGCACAGCTATTGTTTTAGCTCAAGGAGCGTCAGTTGATGATCTCGTAGAAATAATAGTTTTTGATGCTTTTAGTATTTCAGACACTGTAAGTAAAGCAGATGGTGGTTCATTTGAGGGTGCAATCACTGCAAATGCTGGTGTAAAGGTTGACAATATAACTATAGATGGTACAGAGATTGATTTATCTAGTGGTGATCTTACACTTGATGTAGCAGGGGATATAATTCTTGATGCTGATGGTGGAGATGTAAAAATAAATGATGGTGGCACAGCAAGATTTCATATTCTTACAAGCCCTACAGATACAGAACTTTTTAATCAAACACAAGATGCAGATATTGTTTTCAAAGGAGATGATGGAGGCGCTACTGTAGAAGCCATGAGAATTGATATGTCACAAGGTGGACTTATTCGTATTGGAGGATCAAGCGCTAGTAACTTACCAAGCGCTCAGTTAGATGTAAAAGGTCATTTTCGTGCTTCTGAGGATGCTCAAACTGCACATCCCGGTTCAGCAAGTTCTACACAAAATGCAATAACTCAAAAATCTAGTATTAGTTCAATATTTGATATACCCTTTCGTGTTCAATTTCCTAATGGCACTAGCAATCTTGCAGTCAGGTTGTACTTAGCTCAAACTTCTTTGTGGGCAGCAGGACAATGTATTCTTAGCTCTACTTATTCTAATGCTAATGCTAGTGGCTTTAGGCTTTATAGATGGTCACATTCTTACAATAGTAGCACTCAGTATCAAAATGTTTTAAGTAATACAGAAAATCAAGGAAGCACTAGCAGTCATTTCGAGTTTAACAGTCATGGTTGGGATTCAAGCGAATCTGCTCATTATTTTGAATTTAGACACATAGCAAGTACAGGCAACATTATGTATGTGAATTTTCAGTTATTTGGCAGTTCATCTTCATATCAACCTGCCGATTGGTATTACAAACACACGACTTATTAAGGATAAAAATGTACAAGTACACTTACAAAGATATAGAATATACCTACAGTCCAGAAAATCCTGTTATTCTTGGCATAGACGATAAAACTGGAGAAATGAAAATTGGAGATCCTTTAAAAACTGTTTTAGGTATGACACAAAAAGAGGCTGAAGAATGTCATGCAACAGGTTTGTTAAATGAGCTTAGAGCAAAACGTAATGAACTACTTAAAGAAACAGATTGGGTTGCAGGTACTGATGTGCCACAAAGTTTAAAAGATGTTTGGTTAACATACAGACAAGAGTTAAGGGATATAACTAAAACCTTTAAATCATTAAACGATAAAGATTTTAAGTTTCCAGATAAGCCGAAGGATTAATAATGACCAAAGCAGCAGAATTAGCAAAGATGGGTGAAGTCCTAACCAATAACCAGATTGGGGGTCGCAGAAATATTGTGTATAATGGAGCAATGAATGTTGCAGAGAGAGGCACAAGTGAAACTGGAGTTGGTGCTGCTGATGGATTTTTTACTTGTGACAGATGGGGTGTTTATCAAGGAGGAACAGCAGGTAGATTAACCATGACACAAGATAGTTCAGGACCAAGTGGATTCGCTAATAGCCTTAAACTTGATTGCACTACAGCAGATACATCTATAGCAGCAGGAGAATATTTTGCGATATACCAAAGATTTGAAGGACAAGATGTACAACAAATTAAAAAAGGCACTAGTGATGCCGAAAATATTACTGTTTCTTTTTATGTCAAAGGCAATGCAAGTGCCACATATGCTGTAGAGTTGTTTGACAATGATAATACAAGACAAGCATCACAATTATTCAGTGTAACAACAGATTGGACACGAGTAGTAAAGACTTTTACAGCAGATACAACTGGTGCGTTTGATGACGATAATGCACAAAGTCTACAACTTAATTTTTGGATTCACGCAGGTTCAAATCTTACAAGTGGAACATTAAATCAAACTTTTAATTCTAACACTAATGCAAATAGAGCAGTGGGTATATCGTCTTTCTTTGATAGCACAGACAGAACATTCTTTCTTACTGGAGTCCAACTAGAAGTAGGCTCACAAGCCACACCATTTGAGCATAGGTCATTTGGGGAAGAGCTAAAATTGTGCGAAAGGTACTTTCAAAAACATTTAGGTACAGCAGATAGTAATATTTATACAACTTATGCAGCACATAGATGGTCAAATAACATTGCATTTATGAGTTTTCCATTAAGAGGAATAATGAGAGCAGAGCCATCATTAGCATTTAAAGATAAAAATGGCACTGCTTTAGCCAACTCTAGTGGTGTAGGTCTTGTGTCAGGAGATGGTAATCACGATAATTTCACAGCAGGAAATGTGGCTTTTACATCAGGGCATGATGGAGTAGCAGTGTTTACTATAAATTTGGATTACAATCCAGATAATAATCATGCTCATAATGCTTATATTGATAACCTTACACGAATGGATTTTGATGCAGAATTATAGGAAATACTATGGATAACAATATGAAAATTACATCAGCAAAGTATACTGTAGGTTTTAATGGTATTGGTACTGCAAGTATTAAGGCAACAATAGATGGTGTTCCTATGTCTGTACCAAAAGACCCTAACAACAGACACTATGCAGAAATACTAAAACAAGTTAAAGAGGGTACGCTAACAATAGAGGATGCCGACTAATGTTGGGTCACGCTGCCATAGCAGAAACTGCTCTTGCTGATGTAGGTGGCGTATTACAAGTAGCCGTAGCAGAGATGAGTGGTATCTCATCTGCAAGTTCTGTAGGTGTAGGAGAGCTTGTTGGCGTTGCGTCTATGAGTGCCGCCTTCAGTCAAGACACTGAAGTTAGTACAAAAGTAAGTGGTGTTATAGATCTTAGTTCTGTTTTTCTTATTACAGCAGAGAATATAAAAGTTGTTAACTTTACCGATGCGACTTTAAGCACAGCGTTTACACAAACTGCGGATGGTATTAAGATAGCATCAGGTGTTGTAACAAAAGATTTGAATTTTACAAAAACAACATCTGGAGATATACTGTATGTAGCAGTAACAACAGATGCAACAACAGAGACGTACACAGAAATTACGCCAAGTGGTACAGAAACTTGGACAGAAATAACACCGAGTGGTACAGAAACTTGGACAGAAATAATACAGTGAGGTAAAAAATGGCAAGTACATACACATCAAATACTGGCATAGAAAAAATAGGTGCTGGTGAACAAGCAGGTACTTGGGGTAATACCACCAATAACAATCTTGATATAGTAGATAGAACACTGAATGGTGTTATAACCTTAACAATCACTGGCAACAAAACATTAACGACAAGCGATGGCACTTTATCAGAAGGACACTATAAAGTTTTAGTTTTATCTGGTTCTCCCTCTGGTGCATTTGATTTAACCATAGATCCTAACGATCAACAAAAGTGGTTTTTTATAAAAAACTCAACTAATCAAACTGCCACAGTAAAACAAGGCGGTGGATCAGGAACCACGGTAGCTTTAGCCACAAACACTTCTGGTATAATCTTTGCTGACGGCACTGGTGCAAATGCAAATGTAGCAGCAGTTCCAACAGATTTAGTAGGAGACACAAGTCCACAACTTGGAGGGGACTTGGACACGAATGGCAACGCAATCTTATTTGGTTCTAGTAAATGGGCAATATCATTAGATACTGGTGATAATGAATTACTATTTAAATATAATGGCACAACAGTATTTAAGTTAGGGTCTAATGGTGCAGTAACATCAGCAAATAATATAACAGCGTTTGGAACAAGTTTATAATGGCAGCATTACAAGCATCTGGAGCCATATCACTTCAAGATATTGAAGAACAATATAATCCCGGAACAAACTTACCAAGTCGAGGATTAAGTGAGTTCTATCTTGGTGGTTCATTGGTTCGTGCTAATGCTGGTAATAACTCATCTACAAACATGTCGGCTGGTGTACCTACTTCTGGAACAATTTCATTTAATGATTTTTATAGTAAAGAAAGAGCTTTTAAAAAGACATTTAGTGATGGCGATACAAACCAAAGTGCAGACACTATTTTTGGTGATGATTTTGAAGTAGATTATCCAAAACAACTTGTAGTAGGTTCAGGAGATACTGTTGGGTCAACTAGTACATCTAATGCTGCTTTAACAATAGAAAGCAATGGCGTTGGTTCTATAACTGTTACAAACGAGGGTAGTATCGAGGGTGCTGGTGGTGCGG